GCTTTGCTTAGCCTTGGTTGCAAAGTCTGTTGTGATGTAGAAATTAAATCTGTCTTTATTATCGAGCAAAGTTTGCCGAGAGAACCAACGAATTTCATCATCTTGCACCAGACGTTCTTCTGCTGATGTAATGCGCAGCATTAATTCTTGCTGAAAGCTGTCCATTTTGCCTGTGGCTAAAGCAACTTGGTATTGTTCAAAAACAAAGTCGTATGTGAAGCGATCTTCCCAGGCACCAGCAAATTCTGCCCTACTGCATGGGAATTTTTCACAAACTGGGTAAACATTTACGTGCCAGCCGCCAGATTCAACAGCTTCATATAAGATATCGTTTTTATTAAACGGAGTGCCGTTGAACACGATCTTTCTGTGCCGCGGATCGAGCGCATAATCTACGCCTTTATAGACCGTGTCTTTAATGGCTTGCATTGCCACCTTAGATTTAGCGTCATCATCCGATACCAAATCATCTAAAACAGCTAATACAGGGCGTTTTCCAAATATTTTAGTTCCACGAAGCCCTGTTTTGGCGCCATATAAGCGAATTCCAAGCTTATGGCCCTCTAAATTGTTAAATTCCATATAGGCATCAGTAAAATGCACATCAGGAAGCATTTTCTGAAGGAATTCTGAGTTGTTGTAGCGAAACTCAACGTTCTTTCTTAAAGATTTAACCCCGTTTTCCATAGAATCCGAGATATAGATCATGCCTTCTACATTACCAAAGCCAGGAATCTCACCAAATACACCGATATACAGAACCAAGTATTCTGCCATAAGCGTGGTCTTTGCCATGCCCCGTGCGCATAGGTTTGCAATACGCTTCTTCGTACCTGCTATTTGATCCAGCATTCTATAATGCACCACAGGGGAAGTGTTTTGCTCCCCTTCTGTACCATTGACCAGTTTAATAAAGTTTACAAAATGGAGGGCAAATTCTGTAGGTACATAAGACCCAGAGTTTAGCTTTGCGTAGTCAACATCATTGAGCCAGTCGTCAACGGATTGACGTATTAGCCCAGAAGCAGCCATAGCAGCTTCAATATCTGCATATTCCGACGACGTTAAGTCGTTGTTTTCCGTTTGCAGCATAATGCTATTTTCCTGTGCGCAGCACCCAGTTAAAAAACTCCTGCCATTTGCTTTCCAGCTTTGGCTCTTCAACGGGCTGTTCGATGGGTTCTTCTAAAGGCTTTTCTGAAATTGTTCCTTTTTTACGTTCTCGGTAAATTTTACTTTCAATGGATTTAACAGGGCGGTTTAATTTTACAGCAATTTCAGCAGCCGTGACGTCCTTTTCTAAAAGAAGGATCAACGTCGTAATTTCTGTTTTAGTCCAATGCGCCCCCTTCTCTCTTTTCTTAACAGGTTCTTGATTTGATTTGGTTTGCTTTGACTTATTAACTTTTGTCATAAGGTTTTTCCTTTTTTCGAACGCAGTTGTTCAACTTCTTTATCCAGCAGCATGATAAGCTTTTTTAAATACCACTCTGCTTTTTTAAGGTCTTCAACACCGTTCTTGTGCTGAAAGCGCGACACATATTTTGCAACATTGCCCTGGCAATAAGCAATAAAACTCTCCTGCCCTAACATATCTTCAATAATGTGAATGGTTTCCTTATTGCCCATTTGATAATGCGAAGGGCTATTTACGTTGTCTTTCATTTAGCTGGCTCTTGTATTGGTGTTACGTCAATGATTTGGTTTGATTTGCTTTGGCTAGAACTAAGAGAACCACCAAATTTCTGCTCTGCTATTTCCTTTGTAGACACGCCGGATTTAATTAGCTCCTGCTGCTTTTGAGCCATTGATCCCATCATGTCCCTTAGCTCTTTCATAGAGTCAGATTCCTGCACCCCTATGTTGATATCAACTGTTTTATTCTCTGGGCGCTTTAAATGCGTCAGCACAGAGTTGGCAGCATCAGACCTTACCTTTTCTGAATTGGCTGTCATCATAAGCTCTACTTGCGTCTCTACAGCTTTATTATAAGCATCTGTATGCAACAGCCACATTGGGATTAAGCTCTGCTCCATAATCGCTGTAACCAGCTTTGTCTTAGAATAAGCAGCTACATAAGCAGAGATCTCTTTATCTGTGCGCCCTTCTGATACCAGCTTTAAATATCTTTTAGGAAATGTGTTCTGATAAGACTTCTGGTTTGTCAAACCCATATGCTTAAAGCTGACATATTTCACAGCGTTTAAATATTCTTCGAGCTTGTACTTCCCTGTCTGCAGCACAGAAGCATAAGTGATGAAATTGTTTCTTACGCTCTCAGCGACAATAGGATCTGTGGAAATTGTATTTAACTTATCTGCCAATGACTGCGTCGCAGCTGCCTTAAATTTAACTGGAAGCGCAGTAAGCAGATTTTCAGTTGTAAGCATTTTATGAGGTCTACCTTTTACATGTACCCTCTAATGTATATCCCTGATTATATTGATTTGTGAATCCCTTTTATTGATTCGTCAACCAGGTCTTATTTAGTTTCGTCTTGGAACCAATAAAAACATGCAACCATCGAGGTGGTTGTTTGGTGGTTTATTTTTGAAAATTAGATCTCTTCAGGGGTCGGGAGTATAATAACTTATATTCTCTTATTATTAACAAACCCGGCGAAGCCGCAGGCGGCAGCCGGGTTTGTATATATGGTACACTACTTCTCTATTAAAGGAGTATTATACACTTTATTTCACAATATATAGGGGCTGTCAAGTCCACTCATTTGCTTTGTTTTGGGTCATCTAAAATACAACCTAAAGTGTCAGAAGAGATTGCCTATTAGGATTTTTTCTCAGTTATGTCTGATCACAGTATTATAAGTATGAAATGCCAAAAATGAAATACTCCCCCCCCCTATTAACACAGCCACTCCGTGACGAGATCCGGGTAGATACTGGTACCCTACCCACTAACGCTATGATTAAGGAGTATATACCATGGCACAAATCTTGAATGCAGCAGACTCAGCAGGATCCTCTCTATTCGATACAGTCACTACGACGTTCGGAACCTTAGAGAAATCTGTAACCGCAGTCGATCATTCGCTTGACGTACTATTAACTACCACTTCCGAGTGGCGAGATTCTGCAATCGAAGACGCAGCAATCAACCGCATGGAACGTAGAGAAAACTACGTCAATCAACGAGCAATCAACATCGCTAAAGATCAATTGCGTATGTCTGATGAACTCAAGAGCAGTCCTGAACTGGCTAAGCTCTTCAAACAGATTAAGGAGCGTCACTCCGCAACTGTTAAAGAACTAAGTAAAGCTTAGGACATTAGGCCTATCCCGTAAGGGGTAGGTCTTCTTTTTTTAACACATTAACACAAGAGTAGATAGAGGATAGGGATAGAGATTACTCCACCTTAAGTTTATACTTTAGAACTATTCCAATCACCCTAGTCTCTTCCTCGTACCCTCTCTCTCCATAAATACCCTTAACACCTCTCACACCCTCTCAGCGCACCGCTCAATCCCTTATCTATTCCCATAGGTATGGACGCACTCCGTGCGGAGATTCGGGCTGTAGCACGCTGCTGCTGCCTCTTTGTAAAGGAGTAATACCGTGGGACTAAAACAACTTACCGCTAAAGAGATAGCGGATGCCTTAAGTTATCTTCAAGAAATTGAAGGCAGCTTCGAAGATTATCTAGATCCATCTGATCGCCATCAGTTTGAAACAGAAGTCCAATGCTTGGAACAACATACAGGCATGAAGCTTCATCAACTCTTGGAGATCAACAATGTCTGAGATAAAGCGTAAAATTATTGAGCACCGCTTGGATAAAGAAATAAACTCTATGATGCATAAGTATCCAGCTGGTGTACTAGCTGAAGTGTTTAAAGTCTTTCCAACCTTTGAGGTGCTTAAGTATCAAGTTAGCTCAATGATCGATGATGATATGGATCCATTTCCAATCATGAACCACATCGAAGATTACAAGACAGAGTTATTTGACGCCATCATGGAAATGGCTCGTACTTCAGTCGTCTTGGAGACGGAAACATGAAACGTCTTATCTCATTGCTAAAAACGCCAAACCTAGATGACTGGATTGGTGGCATAGCACTCTTTGTAACATTCTTTGTAATCTTAATCTGGGTTTCTGTCCTAGGTTAGGACAATACCAACCCTTAGTAAAGATTCAATACTTGACTCCTACTACTCTCAGTAGGTGTAATTGAAATTGATTCTTTAATTACTTTTTGTGGGGCATGTCGCCTTAACTTAGCTCATAGGAGGATTTAAAATGAGCCAGAAGATATCAGAAAATATGACAGAAGCATTAAACTCAGCATTTGGAAGCAATGTTTCTTCTATATCTAATGACCGCAAACAAAGCCAAGTGTATCTTAACATTGGCATGCCTATTAAAGGCGCTGACGGTGAAACTGTGTTTGCATCTTTGCCCTTCGGTATTCCAATTGATACCCAAGACCCAAAGACAATGACCACGTCTCCCAAGCTAAATCACAGTATCAAAGCAGGTAATGATTTACTGCAAGCACTGCAGCAGAAAGCCGATGATCTGCCTGCTGGTGAAGCTGTATCTGTTAACCTTCAGCTGGAACTTCGGAAGCGTAAGAGCACCGATGTAAAGCTGCAGAATACTCCAGATGCAGTCATCGATGTAAGTCAACTGTTTGCTTAATATAATGCCCTGTCCTGTTCATCAGGATGGGGCTTCTCTTTTTTAATTCTCTTTATGCTTTATTTGGACGACGATAGTCTCACTCTTTAGGTGTTCTTTAGGATGTATAGCGCCTCCGGCGCGAGGTTTGGGCGGGTAACGCATAGACCCATAACCTAAAGTCTATACGTTCAATAAATCCCATATTCTTTCTAAACATTCCCTAAACGAGGCAACGTGCAATGGAACATCAACTTGACGAAGAATATGATTTTCAAAAAGAACTAGAACTTCGCTATTCCAAATACCAATCTAGTGAGTTTACTCATGAAAAATTCATAGCAGCCGGCTTTATTAAAGTGCTAAAAAACTTAGAGATACCTGTTACATTTGGTATCCATTTGCTTGCTGAAATGGCTATTCGGAAGCGTACTAAAATAAGTGCCATTGTTGGCATTCTATCGCGCCACTTTAAATCAGAAGAGAACCCATATCAGGTAACAGCTGATCACATTGCTAACGCGTTAAAATGTAAACTGCTCTTTTACGATACAGAACGGGATGACCTTGTTGTTGCTTATGAGCTTGATGATGATTCAGCAGAAAAACTAGAGAGATTTCAGTATCCACTGCCTATGATGGAAGAGCCTGTGCATGTCTTCCATAACAATCAGACTGGCTATCGTACAATAAAAGGCTCTCTTCTGCTCCAGAACAATCATCACAATAATGATATCTGTTTAGATCATATTAATCGCGTCAATAAACAAGCTCTCAGTATCAACGAGAATGTTGTCGCTTTCATACAGAACCAATGGAAAAACATCTCAGCCCCAAAGAATGACGAGTCTCGTGAAGACTATGACAAGCGGCGTAAGAATTATCTGAAATACACTAAAGGCGCTTATCAGGTCATGGAGCTAATCACCGTATGCGCCAATGAATTTTGGCTAACCCATAAATACGACAAGCGCGGCAGAACCTACTGTCAAGGCTATCACGTCAATTACCAGGGCAATGACTGGAACAAAGCCTGTGTTCAGTTTGCTCATGGAGAAAGGTTGAACTAATGCAATATTTTGCTCTTCAATCAAATGGTGAATTGTTTGCACTTGGAGATCACGGTGATCTTCAGGCTGCAGACCTAACCCGCTTAGATCTAGATCTTGACATTGTTTGGATCGCTAACAGCCAAACAGTGCAACAATGGAAAACATGTATCGAAAACAATCCAGACGTGGAGTATAAATAATGCAAGAATTTACACCTCTTGAATATATCAAGATCGACATTGCCTCTAACTTCGGTCTGGATAAAGAAACCTGGGATACTAGGCTAGAATGGTTCACTGAGCATGAAGATAAACTAGAGCAGCTGGTGCTTGAAGCTGAAGAGCCAGCTTTATTCTTTGCTGGCATTGAAGCTTATCGTAAAGCAGAGCGTGGACAGTCAATAAACTACCCTATCAGCCTCGATGCTACAGCTTCTGGTGCTCAGATATTAGCTTTACTAGCTGGCTGCGAACGCTCTGCTTTACTCAGTAATGTCATTGATAGCGGTGATCGTCTAGATTTTTATGCAGAGATTACAAAGCTTATAAATCAATATGCTGAACAAGATGTAAAGATCTCTCGAAAAGACGCTAAAGATGCTATTATGCCTAGTTTTTATGGCTCTACAAAAGCACCTAAAGATGTATTTGGCGAAGGCGTCTTATATGAATTATTTCAAAAGGTCATGAGCATTGCATCTCCAGGTATCTGGAATCTGAACAGTATGTTTCTAGCTTTATGGGACTCTGATGCAAAAGAGTTTGCTTGGGTTATGCCTGATAACTTTCATGCTAAATTCAAAGTCAAACAAAACGTGCAACATGAGTTTAACTTCTTAGGTATGCTTAATACTGTCACCATTCCTGAAAACAAACCTATTGAAAACGGCAAAGCTCTTGGAGCCAACATCATTCACTCTCTTGATGGTATGGTGGTTCGGGAACTTACGGCACGCTGCAATTACGATGCAAAACATATTAACAACTTACGAAAGTTGGCGTTAAGCAATGTACGCAATATCAGCAAAAACCGTAAAAAAGATAAAACGCTGTTAAGACTGCTAACAAATGCTCAAGGATCAGTGTTTGCGTCTAACTACTATCCTGTACGGATGCTTGATTTTATTGATAAGCATAACATTGGATTGGTTGATCGAACAGAGCTGTTGGAAATGCTCAACAGTCTGCCTATTAAACCATTCAATATACTTTCAATACATGATTGTTTTCGTGTGCATCCTAATTATGCCAACGATCTGCGTAAGCAGTACAACATTATCTTAAGCAAACTGGCTCAGTCGGACATGCTTAATTTCATTGTGAACCAGCTTGGTAACAAGCTGCCTATTCACATCCCTAATCGAGAAAACCTAGCAGCAGCAGCTATGGATGCTGAATACGCTCTTAGTTAAAAATAAACGGGAATAATTAATATGACCACTATTAACCATGAAGTTAACGAAATGATCCAACAGGAAGAAGATATTTACAACGTTATTGTCGATCTCAAAGCTATGTTGGAACACTACGTTTCAGGCCGCGCTGGCAACAGTTCGATGCGAACACAAGCGTTAGTAACCATAAAAGAAGCAAACCAATTACTGCAAAAGCTAAAGGAGATATAAATATGGCTCATAAAGTTACGCCTTTCGCAAAGGTTGAAAAACCTAAAGACGAACCAAAATTTGAAGTGACCAATCGCAAAGAGCGGCGGCGCCTCAAATCAAAAAAAAGCAGAAACAAAAACCTCTAACTAACATCCTATTATCCTACGCCCGTCAGGGTGTAGGATTATTTTTTTAAACGTACCCGGCAGTTTTTTTGGTTTGGAAATCGAACCATGAAAGGTACGTTATGATAATCAAAAGAATTTCTCCTGTCACTGGTAAAGCC